AGGCAAGCCTTCCGCTTGTGTGTACCCCGGAACCCGGGGGGACCTGAAACCGCCTGCAACCGTACGGTTGCATCATGAGGGATGACGATCAGCCGCTGTTCGCCGGTGACGCGGTGCGCCACTCCCATGGTCGGGTCCGGAAGGGGCTGGACGCCGACGTGAGGGCCGCGATGGATGTAGAGGCAGCGCTTCCGTCGGCGGGGGTAGCGGCGTTACGGTCGTTGGCGGACCAGATCGACCAGCTGGAGCGGCAGCTCCGATCCCCCTACGCCAAGCCGTATGACCGGGTCCCGCTGGCCGGTCTGGTGCGAGAGTTCAGGGAGACCTACGAACAGGTGTTCGCAGCGACCCAACGCGCAGAGGACCCGCTGACCCATGCTCTCGCCCAGTTCCTCGCCACCGACGCTGGTGACGCCCAGGTTGGCGACCCGGCGGGACCCGTCGAGCCCTAGCGACGGTGCGCTGGGTGCGTTCGTGGCCGACCTCCACGGCCGGCCGTGGAAACCGCACCAGAGGATCGCCGCCGACATCATCGGCGAGCTGAGCCCCGACGGCCTCCGCTTCCGCCACACGATCGCCGTGGTGCTCCTACCCCGCCAGACCGGGAAGACGACCCTCGTCCACGACCTGGCGCTGGGTCGGTGCCTGTTCTATCCCGACTACCGCGCCGCCTACGCCGCGCAGACTGGGCACGTCACCACCGAGCGCATGAAAGAACGCATGTCCGAGCTCGGTGCGGGGCCCATGTCCTCCCGCTTCAAGTGCATCCGGTCCCAGGGCCTGGAGCGCATCGAGCACGGCCGGTCCTACCTGAAGGCGTTTCCACCGAAGGCGGGGGCGCTGCGTTCTAACGCCCTCGACCTGGTCATCGTGGACGAAGCCCAGGAGCACGACACCGTCCTGGGTGAACAGCTGGACCTGACCATCGTCCCCACGTTCACCACCCGCCCCCGCCGTCAGCTGATCGTCATCGGGACCGCCGGCACCGACGCATCGGACTACCTGCGCCGCTACCTGGCCGCGGCCCGCGACGGCCTCCCCGGGTACTGCGTGGTCGAGTACGGCGCCCACGACGGCGAGGACCCCGACGACGAACAGGTCTGGGTGACCCGGCACCCCGGCGTCGCCGCCGGCCTCACCGACCTGGACGCGCTGCGCGTGGCAAGGCAGGCTATGGGGCCGGCCGGGTTCGGGCGGGAGTTCCTCAACCTCTGGTCACGCACCAGGGACCGGGTCATCGACGCCGACGACTGGACCGCATGCCTGGACCCGGCCGCCGAACCGGCCGGTCCACTGTGCTTCGGGTTCGACGTGCTCACCGACCGCGCCGGCGCCGCCATCGTCGCGGCCGACGCCACCGGCTACGTCGAGGTGATAGCACAAGCCCCCGACACAACCTGGCTGGTCCCCCGCCTCCTCGAGCTCCAGGCCGAACACAAGGCGCCGATAGCCTCGGACCGGTGGGGTGCCGCAGGACCGGCCATCGATGAGCTGGAGCGGGCCGGCGCCCAGCTGATCCCGATGGCCACCGGCGACGTAGCAAACGCCGCTGCGTCCATGCTCGATGCGATCATGAGGCGCGCGCTGCGGGTCCGGCCCTCCGGGGTGCTCACCGAGGCCACCCGCGGCGCCGCCCAGAGGCTGCTCTCCGACTCCGGCGGGTTCGTCTGGTCCCGGAGATCCAGTGCCGCGCCGGTCGCCGCGCTGGTCGCCGCCTCCAACGCCCTGTGGGGGGCCCAGCACAACCCGCCACCGGTCAGACCCGTGGCCGTCGCGCTCTGAGTTTGTCCGGGGCCGTCGACATACTGACGGTATGCGGGTAGACGCGTCGTCAACCGACGCACTGGCCTGTTGCCCGCGCTGCGCATGGCGCTCAGGCCCCTACGTGGACAGGACCAGCGCGCGGACCGCGCTGCTGCAGCACACCGAGACCATCCACCGGTACGAGGCCGCCGCCGCGCTGGAGAAGTCGCGGCAACGGGACCGGCGCAAGGTCGCCACCCCATGAGTCTCTGGGACCGGCTGATGCCGCGCGTCCCGGACGTGCGCTACATGGAACAGCTCCAACCCCAGATCGAGGCCTGGGTGGACCGCTCCAACCTGGAACAGATCGTGTTCGACGACCTGGGCATATCGGGCGGGGACTACCCGCTGACCCGGGCCGGCGCGATGCGGGTCCCGGCGATGGCCCGCGCGAGGAACCTGACGTGCGGCACCATCGCGGCCCTGCCCGTGACCGCGATGCGTGCCGCCGCCCCGGTCGCGGTCCAGCCGTACTGGGCCTACGGCACCGACGGGCAGCTGGGGTCCCTGACCGTCGACCAGCGCCGCGCCTGGGGAGTCACCCCCCAGACCCCCTATCACCGGGCGTTGTGGACCACCGACGACCTCCTCTTCCACGGGGAGTCGCTGTGGCTGGTCACCGACCGGCTGACCACCGGCTACCCGTCGAGGCTGGTCCGGGTCCCCTACACCCACTGGACCATCGAGAACGGGCAGGTGGTGGACCTGGACTCGAAGCCGTTCCCGGAGGCTGACTTGGTCTGGATGCCCGGCCCCAATGAGGGGGTGCTGGGGTTCGGTGCGTCGTCGCTGCGGATGGCGTACGACCTGGAGAGGAACGCCGCGGATGTGGCGATGCGGCCGCTTCGCCTGGAGGTGCACCAGACCTCAGCGGCCGAGCTGACCCCCGAGGAGCGCCGCGAGATTGTGGGGGAGGTCAGGGCCGCGATGGCCGCCAACGACGGGGTCCTGTTCACCAACAACGCCCTCGAGCTGGTCGAGCACCGCGTAGACAGTGACGCCCTCCAGCTCGGGGCCCGCAACGCCTCCGCGCTGGACGTGGCCCGCCTGGCGAACATGCCGGCGATGATGCTGGACGCCACCGCCCAGGGCGCCTCCCTGGAGTACCAGACCATGACCGGCCGGAACCAGCAGTGGCTGGACTACGGGCTGGCCCTGTACATGGACGCCATCGAGGCCCGGCTCTCCATGGACGACGTGGTCCCGGCCGGGCAGCGCGTCGCGTTCGACACCACCGACTGGACCGCCCCGGATGCATCCGACACCGGGCCCGCACTGGAGGACTGATGAAGTACACCCTGACATTCGAGGCCCCCGCGGCCACCGTGGAGTCCGCCGACTCCGAGACCCGGCGACTGGCCGGCGTGGCGATTCCCTATGGGGAAGAGGGCGTCACGTCGGCCGGTGTGCTGACCATCGACGCCGGCGCGGTCCGGGTCCCGGCGAACCTGAAGGCGTGCAAGCTGTTCCGCGAGCACGGCCGCATGGACGCCGTCGGGTACGCCGTGGAGGCCACCGACGCCAAGGACGCGCTCCGCATGGCGTTCAACATCGCCCGCACCCCCGACGGCGACCGGGCACTCCTGGAGGCATCCGAGGGCCTGCGCGACGCCCTCTCGGTCGAGCTGAACAACGTCGAGGTGAAGGCCGGCCACGTCATCGGCGCGGACCTGGTCGCCGTCGCCCAGGTCGCCGTCCCAGCGTTCGCCAACGCGGTACTGACCGCGGCGCTGGACGACCAGGCCCAGGCCGATGCACACCAGCTCGCGGTCGACCTGGCCGACGCGCTGGCCCCCGAAGAGACCGAAGAGACCCCACCCGCAGAGAGCGAAGCAACCATGACCCAGACCGAAGCATCAGCCGCGCCCGCCGCCCTGAACATGGCGCCGACCACCCCCCGCCGCGACCCGGGCAACGACAGGCACGTCTGGGCGGCCGCCGCCTCCGAGATCGTCAAGGGGACCAGCAACGCCGTGACGATCACCGCGGCACTCAACGACATCACCCCCACCACCGCGACCACCGGTGAGGCGTTCCCGCGGCCGGTGTGGCTGGACCAGCTGTGGACCCCGGCCGCTGTTGGCCGGCGGCTGGTCAACGCCATCGGGGTGTCTCCGCTGACAGGGATGGTGATGGAAGGCTGGAAGTGGGAGACCTCCCCTGTCGTGTCGCCCTACGCGGGTGAGAAGAACCCGGTCCCATCAAGCCCCGCGAAGATCAAGCCCGCGTCCGCGACCGCGCAGCGGATCGCCGGCGGCTGGGACCTGGACCGCATCTACGTCGACTTCCCCACGGGGTTCCTCACGGCTTTCCAGACCGCCGCCATCAAGGACTACGTGAAGAAGTCGTCCACCTACCTGATCGACGGCCACGCCACGATCACCGGGCCCCCGGCTATTCCCGCGGTCACCGGGATCGCCGCCGACGCCTACGACCTGGGCACCCAGCCCGACGCTATGACCGCCATCGCCGCGTGCGTCGCCTACCTGTCCAACAGTGGCGCCAACGTCAGCTTCATCGCCATGGCCTCCAACGTGTTCGGCGCCTACCTGAAGCTCACCGGCGCACAAGCCCCCTGGTGGCTCGCCAACCAGGGCAGCGTCGGACTCAACGGCCAGACCACCGTCGCCGGAACCGACGTGTTCGTGGACCCGGCGCTACCGGCCGGGCAGATCCTCGCCGGCGACAAGGACGCGGTCTCGCTGTGGGAGACCGGCCCGATTCAGGTCGAGGCAGTGAACCTCCCCCAGGGCGGAATCGACTGGGGCCTGATCGGCTACTACGCGCACCTGGTCCATGACGACGACGGACTGTGCAAGGCCAACGTAACCGTGGTCATGGCCGACGAGTCCAGCACCCAGGCCTCGAAGAAGAAGTGAGCCAGGGGGGTCGAATGGCAGAGCGGACGATAGGGGGCCGGGTGGCCGAGACGTATGCGCCCACCTGGCTCGTTGCGGCGCACGTAGCGCAATGGCTACGCGCCGAGTTGGCCGATCCCGGCACGCCGGACGCCGAGGAGATGAACAGGATCTGCGCCGACGCTCAGATCTATGTGGAGGGCTGCCGCCCGGAATTCTGGGTGCCGGACGAGGTGGACCCGGAGACCGTGGTTTATCGCCCAAACGCCCGGGTCTACCAGGGCGCGGTCATGTACGCCGCCCGCACGGTACGCCGCCGCAACTCCCCCTCCGGTGTCGAGATTGCCATCGACGGGAACCCCGTCTTCGTGTCCCGGTACGACACCGATATCGAGCATCACTTGAAGACCGGGGTAGCGAACCGGCCCGGGGTCGGATGATGGACAAGCGCGCCGAGCTGGACGCAGTCGCGGCCGCGCTCACCGCCGGCGGGGTGGCCGCGGAAATCGACCCCCGCAACGTCAACCCGCCGGCGGCCTGGGTGCACCTGGGCCCCTGGACCTACGACCTCCTCGCCGGGGAGTGCGTGAGTGCGCAGCTGGTGGTGGACCTGATCGCACCCGACCAGGGCACCTACGCCGCGCTGGCCACCCTGGACGCCCTCGAGGACGGCACCGTGGTCGCCCTCGGTCCCCCCGCCGGGCAGGTCCTGGCCACCACCATCACCCTCCCGGATTCTTCGACGGTGCTGCCCTGCTACCGCCTGACCTATGACGTTGTACTGAGCTAAGGAGAGCCGCCGTGCCGATCAAGTCCTACAAGCTGAAGGGGTCCCTCACGTTGGGGACCGTCCCCCTGGACGTGTCCTGTCAGGTCACGTCGGTGTCGGTGAACCCGACCGAGAACGTCGACACCGAGGACGCGTTGCATGTCCTGTGCGGGGACGTGCTCCCAGCATCGGACACCGTGTCGTACGCCTACACCCTGTCCGGGACCCTGCTGCAGGACCTGTCCACCGGCGGGGTCGTGGACTACACCTGGGACAACGCCGGGGTCGAGGTGCCGTTCGAGTTCACCCCCGACGACACCGGCGCCGACACCGTCGCCGGGGTCTGCCGGCTGATCCCGTTGACCATCGGCGGGGAGGTCACCGCCCGCCCCACCTCCGACTTCGAGTGGGCCATCATCGGAACCCCGACGTTCACGCCCTCGGTCGCAGCCGGGCTGGTCTACGGCGACGAAGAGACCGCGCCCGCCAAGGCCCGCAAGGGCAAGGCCGCGTGAGCGACGGCATCACCGTCGACCCCGGGGCAACCGACCAGGTCGCCGCGGCGCTCTCCGTCGCCGCGGCGTCCCTGGCCGACCCCTCCGACCTGCTCGCCGACATAGCCGCCCGGGTCGGTGCCGACGCCGCCTCCCGCGCCCCCCGGAAGACAGGCGCCATGGCGGGTTCCATGTCCGCCGGGCGCGCCACCATCGAGGGCCGGCCCGCGGTGCAACTGTCCTGGGGGGTCCGGTACGCCGCCTTCGTGAACTTCGGTACCGGCCGGATGCCGGCCCGGCCGTTCGCCACCGACGCCCTGGCCGCCGCCGCCGCCGACACCGAGGCCCTGGCCGCGACCTGGGCCGACACGATCCTAGGAAAGGTCTGACATGCT